GGATTCTTGGAATACCGTTTCGCCAGAGTTGTTAGCCCGTCAATAATCTCAGGTGAGATAACGCCTGCGACTCCGTAGGTAATCGCCTTCACGAACGAGCTTACCTCGATTTGTTCGACGACGAACCACGCGATTGAGCTGACGATTGCGGCCATCACGATGCGCCGAATGGATTCCCAAACGTCGCCTTTGATTGGATTCGCCAGCAAACGCGCGGTCATTCCTGCGCCACCGATGACGGCGGTGAGCCATCCGGTTTCTTTCCAGAGCCGAGCCACCTCGACAAAGTCTTTGGGCTCCGTGCTCATTTCTTGCGGGTCATCCTATCGCCAAACCACCATCCGATGCAGTTGAACGCGCAGAACTGAATTTCATCAATCATGTCGGCTTGCTCGGAAACCGTGACGCGAAAGAAAACGATGGTCACGAGCACGAGGAGGAGCAACGTGATGACTGGGCGAAAAAGCGTGATGGTGTTCGCAGCCCACGGCGAGATGTTGTCGGGAGGCGTGGCCGCTTGCTGACTAGCCGTGAACGCATCCCATTTCGCCTTGTCGCTGGCAATCTCAGCCATGACTCGTGCCTCCTCCAGCTTACGCTTGTGCTCTTGGGCCGACTTGTAGTTGTCAAAAAAGCCGTTGCCGATGCGGAGCAAGACACCGAGCGCACCGCCACCGAGAGCATTTGTGATAAGGTCGAGCATGGCTTATACTGATTTCGGATTCGTCAAACGACGGAACAAAAAGTAAGGCAACCAAACCCACTTTGGTATCTTGGTGAAAGCGACGTTGGTATTCTGCACAAACGGCATCTCGGCGTCCCAGAGCTTCACCCTAATCGGAGAGCCATCCGGTGAGCAACAGTTGACGAGTCGAACATTGCGCGTAGGGGCGCGGCCCTTGACCCAGTAGTTGTCGTACTGCCCCAACTCGACGGTGCCGCTGATGACGCAGTTATTGAGTTCAAATCCGTCAATGGCTCCCTTCACCGTCGTTGACCCTTGAATCGTGCAGGACTGAATCAGGTAATTGCTACCGCGCACGCAATCAATCGAGTCCTCACGGGAAGCGGGGATGGTCAAACCGCGAGCGATAAGACCATCCACGTTGCTGCATTTGAACAGGTCGTCGTACTCTTTCGGGTTCGACGGAGCTTGCCAGTCCTCAGACGTAACGACCTTGCCGTTGTCCTGTGGGCCAACGAAGCTGCGCCAGTTTACGTCTTTTATTCCGGCCATTTTACTCAGCTTTCGGAGCCTCAGGCGCGGGCTGATTGGCTTTCACGATCTCGGTGAGCTTCGTGCGTAAGCCGCCAACGGTGGCGAGTTCTTCACCGCGAAACGCGCCACGAGTGGAGCAAACGTCGATGAGCTGAACGACGGCAACGAGGTCGTTGATGTCGATGGTGGGTTTGGATTGTTCGGTATTCATGTGTTTTAGTTGGATTCGAGTGCGGCGACACGTTGAGATAAAGCAAGAAGTTGGGCAACTAGATTTGCATTTTGCTTACGAAGCGACTGCGCTTCAGCCCAGAGAACTGGCACTAGCGTCGAGGTATCCATCTGTTGATAAACCGGATTGCCCTCCGCATCTACGGCATCCTTCTCGCCAGTGTGAGCATAGGCAGGAGTTTCGTGAGCAATGAACATTGGACGCTCCAACGTAGCGCCTTTCATTTTACCCATGTAAACCGGAACAGCATCAATCAATGCACCGCTATCAACAACTGGGCCAATAATGTCTTTTGAACGATAGTCAGAAGTGACGTTGTAAGCAACAACGCCAGCACCGCGATTATAGTTAATTGTTCCTCGTGTTGTTTCAGAAGTCTCTGTTCTAAATGCAATAAAAATGTTATCGCCAGAAGTCGCAGGATTCCAAGTATCGAGATTCGCATTTGATGCGCTGCCTCCTTTGAATTTACCCGCTGCACCGCTGCCTGAATCAACACCAAATTTTTCTGCTCCAATTTGACTCGTCGTCCCCACCAGCAGATTACCGCTGCTGTCGATGCGAGCGCGTTCGGCGGCGTTTGCGTAAAACGAAATAAATCCCGCGTCTGTGTAGAGTTTTAATTCTTGCGAGCCGGAGTTGTTATTCCAGTTCAAGAATGCGTAATCACCAGCAGCCGCTACTGGCCCAAGCGATATTTGTGTCGTAGATGACGCACCACTGCTGACATGAAGTTTTGCGCTAGGACTCGTCGTCCCAATGCCGACGTTACTAGCAAGAAGTGAAATTGGATTTGACCCAGCGTTAATCTGAAGTCCGCCAGTTGTTTCTGTGGTAAAGAAATAAGTGCGCGAGTTTGTAGTATCTCGCATAGAAAAACCATTTCCAGCGGCTCCGCTAAATCCTGCGTTAAGACCTTGTTGTGCGGCACTACCTTGGAACAAGTAAGTTCCTGATACCAAGCCTGTAACAGCGAGTCCGGTGGAGGAGAAACGACCGATCTTGCTTTGACCTACACCAACAGTGAGTCCGACGCCATTAACGTCAGTTATGAAAGCATCGTAAGCTGTTGAACCAATTACAAACGTACCACCTGCTGAGGTTTCGACTCCTGCGTAAATGTTATTTCCGGTGTTTCCAAGATTTGTATAAACCGCTCCAGTAGTTGAACCGGAAGAAAAAAATGCAAGCGAGTTGGTTGCTGCCGTATTATTCTTCGTGATCGTACCAGTCGAGGTAACAGATGTTCCGCTAAACGACGACGCCGTGATGGTCTTGTTGCTCAACGCCTCCGAGCCTGCCAAGGTCGCCAGCGTGCCCGTGACAGGCAGCGTCAGCGACGTGTTAGCCGTAGCAGTGAACGTCTGCGTGAACGCGCCCGCGTGCGTCACGTTGCCCGCAATCGTGATCGTGTTCGCGCCATTGTTTACGCCTGTGCCGCCGTAGGTGCCAGCGATGGCTTGCGTGAGCGCAGCACTACCGTCGAAGTTGTTACCGTAGATGGCGCGGGCCGTCGTAAGCGTAGCCGCGCTGCCAGTCGTGTTCTGGTTGAGCGTTGGGAAAGTGCAGTTCGCTAAATTGCCGCTGGCTGGCGTTCCGAGAATCGGAGTCGTCAGCGTCGGACTCGTGAGCGTCTTGTTCGTCAACGTATCCGTCGTGGCCTTACCAACCAAAGTATCCGTCGCGTCTGGCAGCGAGATCGTACGGTCAGCGGTCTGCGTGCTCGACAACATCGTGCGCGTGTTCGTTATGCCGCCCGCAGCGTTAAACATGATGCGCTTGGTTTCATCCACGCCATCAGTCACATTGACATATCCGCTTGCGCCTTTGGCAACTAAGTGCAGTCCAACAGACGCATCGCCACCTGTTGCCCTAATATGCACAGGGTTTCCTGTTGCGGCATTCTCAATCGAAATCTCGTTTACCGCGCTGGCAATCGACGCCAGTTTTAGCGTCTCATTGCCGTTTGCATCGTTGATTTGAGCGATGACTGGGGTGACGATGGTCGGCGAGTTGCTTAACACCACGTTGGTCGTACCAGTTGAGGTTGAAACGCCCGTGCCACCATCAGCCACTGCAAGATCAGTGATACCAGTGATGCTGCCGCCAGTAATGGATACGTTGTTAGAGTTTTGGGTGCTTATCGTACCCAGCCCCGTGATGTCGGTGTTGGGGATGGTGTTGGATGCCGTCAAAGCTGCCGTCCCGTTGCCTTTAACGTAACCCGTCAGCGTGGAAGCACCAGTACCACCATCTGCCACTGCAAGGTCTGTAATGCCCGCTATTGACCCACCGCTTATGGATACGCTGTTGGAGTTTTGCACGCTCATCGTGCCTAACCCAAGGTTGGTACGAGCTGTGGATGGAGATACCAAGTCAGCCAAGTTAGCAGCCTTGGTTAATTTCTCGCTGTCCAACTCATCAATTGCAGCCTGCACGTTGGTAGCTGCCACGTTGCCCGTAGGCGTGTAGGTGATCTGCACAGCAGAGTAATCACCGCTTGCTGCCGTAACCACACCGAGGCGACCAAACACCGAGGCCACAGCATCCGTGTTATCAACCTTTTCCCATGCCGTGCCGTTGCTGATAATCCAGTCACCCACCTCAAAGCTAATGGAAAACTGCGTACCTGCTACCGACACAACGTAGTAATCACCTTGGGTTGTGGATGCAGGTGGGTTAGCCAATGCGGGGTTGTTGGTGCTGGCATTCCATGTGCCCATGTAAGACAACTGACCAAGCACGCTATCTGGAATTTGCGTCAGTGGCACTTTACCACCTGCATCAAGCGTAGCCACACCGTTAGCGTTGGCTTTCTCAATTGCAGGTATCTTAGCCGCAAGGTCAGTAACAAGATTGGTTACTTGAGATTGAGCAATCTGGATGTTGTTAGCCGAAATGCTCGTAACACGACCTTTGCTATCAACCGTGGTGGTAGAGGAGCTGGATACGCTGCCATAGGTGCCAGCAGCTACGTTGGTGGTGGTAAGTGTCGGGTTGGGGTAAGTGCCCGTTAAATCGCCACCAGCAGCACCCGTAGGGGTACGCGAATCAGTAAAGCGTGG